GCGATGACGCTGGTGTTGGCCGGGATGCCGCTGCCGGTAATCGCCATCCCCGACTGCACGCCAAGGATCGAGGGGTTGCCGTCGATCAGCGTGTTGCTGTGCGTGTTGCCGAACGTCGTCTCGGTGAAACCGGAGACATCGAACCAGCCGAACTTGATCGCCCCGCCGGGAAAGCCCGGGTGGCAGACGATGATGCGGCTCGCAATCTGCGCCATGATCGGCGGCACCCAATCGCCCGAGGCGGCTGGCGATGTCGGCGTGTTGGCGTTGGTGATGCCCGAGACCGGCAGAAACACGTCGTTCGCTAGGTCGTAGCAGAACGGCTCGTCCTTGCCGGGGTTGAGCATCGAGGCGACCATGCCGTATTCGAGGTCGCCGACCGTCAGCATCGCCGAGAGGACGCCTGCGCCGGTCGGCGCGTTCGATCCGGTGAAGTCGGTCTTGATCTTGGCGGCCGGCCGCGGCACGTAGACCCCGGCGGTCGAGGGGTCGGGGATCAGGTTTATCAGATCCGACATCGCGCCCGGGAACGAGTTGGTCCCGTCCGCCGCGTCGGTCAGCCCCTTGAAGACCCACTTGATCGGTGCGCTATTCGGGATCGAGGAGGGCACAGATCAGCACCCCCACCCCATCGTCTTCGTGTCCCTGAGCCCACGGCCGCCACCGCCGCCACGGCCGTAATTCCGGCCGTCGAGCTGCACCGCCTGGCTGCGGTTGGTCTTGTCGTCCGAAAGACCGAGGTACTTGCCGAGCTTCTTGTCGGCGCTCGCCTCCATCGTGTCTTTGCGGCTGTCGCCAGTGATCGGCATCTGGAACGAAGCCAGCTTCTCGATCAGGAATCCCTCGTTCGGAAACCACGGGATCACCCCGTCGTCGATGATCGGCGGCATCTTGCGCTGATAGCGCACCGTCACCGGGTAGGGGCCGAGCGGCGCCGGATAGACGTAGGCAAGCGGCGGGTATCCGAAGAAAACGCTGGAATCCGGGTTGGTGATCGTCGCCGCCTGCGAAAGCGTGATGTTGAGGCCCGCGATCGTAATCGTCGTCCCCGGCACGATGCCCTCGCCCGCGATCGACATGCCGCTGAGGATGCCCGTCGCCAAGACAACCGTTCCCGCCGTGCTTCCCGCCGTCAGGTTTGCCGATGTCGAGATGATGATTTTCTGAACCGCCATATCGGTACACCAGAGGTTCGGCGTCGATTGGCTCGGCAGCTTGGCATAGAGGTCAAATTCGGCAAGGTCGATCGGGGTCATAAAGATCGGCTGCGCCGCCGGCAGGGTCGGGGCGGGGTAGAGATACCAGGCCGAGCGGGTGATGCCGCGCGCCCCGGACGAGCCCGAGGTTCTGAGGTAGTCGAGCGGCAGGGAGTAGGGGCCGCTGCCGAACAGCGAGGTCAGTTGCGGGTCGAAGTTGAAATTGAACTGGCCGCGCGCAAGCGCAAGATCATGCACCTCGCAGAGGTCGGACAGGATCGCGTTGAGCCCGTCGAGACCCTGCGGGGCCATGCCGCGGCCCTTTGCAATCTGGTTGGCCCGATCGATGATGGCCGCCGCGGTGAGCACGGATCATTCCGCCGCCATCTTCGATGGCCCATCGTCATCGAGGTTGAGCGGCTCCTCGCCGCGCAGGACCGCCTTCCAAAACGGGATGCGCTCCTCGCAAAGAAGAATTATCGCCTCTGCTTCGGCAATGAGACCTTCAGTCTGGGCGATGGTGGAAATTTCCTGCGGCGCAGCCTTCGTGGCATCCACCCCTCGCCGGCCCGAGCCTGGAAAATTCGCAATCTTGCTCTGGATGGTGTGATTCGTCGCGACGATTTTGGCCTTGTTTTTGGCTATTTCCTTTCGTTTGGAAAGCACGGCCTGTTGGTCGTATCGCAACATCTCGAAGGCTTCCTGCCGTCGCACAGCAGACGCGATGACATCGAGACGCTTGTTGAGCGCCTCCAAATCCTCATCAGCGTCGGCGACGGTGATGACGCTCAAAGTCTTGCCCAGCGCACCTACTGGACTCTCGAACTTGATCTGCATCCCCGGTATCTCGACCGGCCGCACCACCGTCTTGTCCTCGCCGCTCATGCCGATGTCCTGTTGTTGATGAAGCCGGTCGCCGTCTGGCGCAGCCGCGATAGCCGCCCGCGCCCCTGGAAGTCGAGTTCGTTCTGATGGGCCAGCCACTCGATAGAGCGGTAACTCTCATACTCGGACAAGGTGCCCGTAACCTTCTGGCCGTGATAAAGGAGGCGCCCGTCGATGCGCACGCCCTCGTCGATCAGCATCCCCGAATTGCCGGCCTCGGGCATGTTGACGACCCACGAGACCTTGCGGTTAAGCCGCTCTCGCTGTGCGGCCGCGGCAAGCTGCTCGGCCGGAATGAGCCCGGCCACGGCCTGGGCATGGCGCTGCGCCCGCTGCCCGGCGATCTTCTTTGCCGCGGCGTGCTTCATTTCTGCGGCACGCTTGATCTCGAGTTCGTAGATGGTGCGCAGTTCGATGTCCGTCAGCACCGCCCGCGTCTCGGCGTCCTGCGCCGCGAGGAACGCCTCGAACGGATCGGGAATACCGGCCGCCGGCGGCTCGGAAATCCCAATCCCGTCGTCGACCTCGATGATCGGCTGAGGCGCCTCGCCCTCGCGCGGCACGGCCGGCATAAGCGCCGGCTCCGGCTCGGGCGCGGTGGCGGCCATAGCCTTCGCCTCAGCGGCCTCGCGCTTCTTACGCTCCCAAGTCGCACGGGACTTGGCGCGCATCTCTTCTGTCCATGCCATCAGACAGCCTTCTCCATTGCGATTGCGTCTCGAATCTCGGCGGCATTATTGATTGCCATCAGAATCATCCCGGCAACCGCAGTTCTCAAGTCCGCTCTTGCGTCACCCGTTCTAATTACCGAGCAACGAGCGCCGCAGCGTTTTCCGATCTTGAGTGCGACCACGAGAAGCGTATCAAGTGGATCGGAAGGATCGGCCTGATTCAAGACGAGCACCTCGACGGGCCCCGTCTCCGTCTCGACATCCGCGCCAAGCGGCGGCGGCACCGTCAAATCATGGACAAACCTCACATTGGCTTTTGCCATTGAATCCTCACGTTAGGGTCCAGGGGCCGGCGGACAAGCCGTAGGAGGTCAAGAGAATGACCTGGCCGCTCGTTCCGTCCGTCGCCACGATGTCACCGGGGCGCAACTCCAACGGCCCCGCTCGGTTGGGCACATAGAGAAACCCCTCCTTCACGAACCCCCCGACTCCACCGATCTGCGCCACCGGATGTGACGAGTTGATGTCGTCGAGAATGAGGGCATTGAGCGCCGCCACATCAGCCGTGGGCGTCGCCATGCCATTCCAGACGAGCGCGGTCAGGCTGTTCGATGCGTTGGTGCCGAGGGTGCGCAGGGCCATTTACGGGCTCCCGGTCTGCCAGGCGTTGATCTGGGCGAGAATGTCCGCCGTGATGAGCGGCGTGCCGGTCGCCGCCGCGAAATCGCTGGCGATGGTCTGCAGCGCCGTCAAGAGGTTCGCCTCGGTGATCGCGCCCGCTGTGCCCGGCACCATCGTCGCATCGTTCATGAACAGCATCTGCCCGTTGCCGAGCGAGCCGTTGCCCTGCGGCAGCGGGCCGACGCCGGGATTGTTGGCCTGCGGCTGGCCCATGAGGACGGTGCCGGTGCCGGCCCCGACCTGCATGATGCGAACCTCGACTTCGATTCTGACTTGGCTCATGTGACGGCCTCCTAATTGAACGCGCCGGTGTTGCTGGCCGAGCACTCGATGCGGGCCATCTTTCGCTGGTCGAGGATCGTCCACCCCTCCATGAATTTGTACCCGATCACGCGGAGCTGATCGAGTTGGTCCGCCTTATCGGCACCGCTCGGGCGCAACCACTGGACGCCTTCCAGCTTCAGGCAGGCGAAGGCTTCTCGCCCGAAGATATAGACGGGGTAGACGGTGACGCCGCTGGTCGGCGCGGCCGGCGGGATCATCTGGGCGCCGAGGCCGGTGATCGTCACGACGGTCCCGGGCGGGATCTCGATCGCCTGGCCCGCGAACGAACCCCCGGTCGGGCCGGAGGTGGTGAGGCCCAGTTGCGATGGCAGCGCGCCCGAACCAACGCCGACATAGACCGCGTAAGTGAAGCCTGTGGTCGAGGGCACCGTGACCTGGATGCCGCCGGTCGTGACCGAGATGTCGGCGGAAAGTTGCGAAATCCGGCTCTCGTAGAATTTGGAATCGTCCCAACCCGTCACGACAATCGTATAGGTGCCGGTGGTCAGATTCCCGACAGCGTTCACCCCGGTCGGGGCATCGGTGCCGAGCCAATTCGGGGCCATGTTGGTTTCGCAGAACGTGATCCCGCCCCAGTAGCCCATCTGGTTGATGTAGAGGCGGTCGACATCCGACCGGCTCCAGGCATTGACGACGGTCGGGTTGTTGCGCAGATCCTCCAGCGGGAAGATCGAGGCAACGGCGACATAGTGCTCGACGCCCTTGATCGTCTTCTCGGAATTGCGCGCGGTGTAGTCAATCGAGCGTTCGACGGTCTCGCCGGTCTGCCCGTTCCATTTCTGCGCGCCGAGATTCGAGAGGTTGGCGTAGGTCCGGTTGACATCGGTCGGGTTGAGGATGTCGGTAGCCGCGAGGCTGGCGCGCGATCCCACCGCGTTCGCGTAATTGATCTGCGTTCCGGCATTCATGTTGACGAAGCCGTTACGCTCCTTCAACTGCGCGAGCTGCATCCCGAGCTGCTTCCCGGCCGCGCGCATCAGATCCTGTTGGGTCGTGATCGTCGCAACATCGGTGCCGACCCAGCGCCCCGCCCACTGAACGGCGGTGCCGGTGACTTGGGTGAAATCGAGGCTGTTGGGATTGGGCGGCACGCCTTCCGCGGTCGGGAACCGCGGCAGGTTCATGTAGTTCCAGCGGAACGCCTCCCACTGGACGCCGCGGCCGTGCGGGATCGTCTTCTTGTCGGAGAACTGATAGAGGACGAGATACCGCTGGGTCTGCTCCATCGCCTCTCGGGCGATGAACCGGGTCGTAATGCCG